GTCAAATAATTTTAGGAAGAAAATTTTTAGCGAATATAAAATGCAAAGAAAAAAAAACAGGAAACCTCTAGGATACAATCAACTGGAAAAGTATCTCCGTGATAAGTATGAGGCTGTTTCGTACCCTACTTTAGAGGCTGACGATGTGATAGGAATTTTAGCTACAGATAAAACGTATCACATTAATTTTGTAGCCTCGATTGATAAAGATATGAAAACCATTCCTTGTATCTATTATAATATGGATACGGAAATCAAAACCAATATTAATGAGGCAACAGCAGATTTTAATTTCTATATACAAGTTCTAACTGGAGACACAGTAGATAATTACAAAGGGTGTCCAGGAATAGGTCCTAAGAAAGCCAACAATTTACTTGAAGGCCAAAAGCCTGCTGACTATTGGGGTATAATAGTTCAAGCTTATAAAGCGGTAGGTCTGACAGAAGATGATGCACTTGTTCAAGCTAGGGTGGCTCGAATTTTAAGGTGTGAAGATTATGAGAAGGGAGGAGTTAAACTATGGAATCCAAAATAGAGGATCACCTAAGAGTTAAAGAAATTCTAGAGGAGTGTGCCTTACTAGCCGAGAAAAAGAATAAAGATTATGCTAAACCTGGAGATCCTTTACATAACTTCAGGAGGTGTAAGGCATTAGGAATTCCTGTGAGTGTGGGGATTGCCTGTAGGTTACAGGATAAGTGGAGTAGAATTGAATCTTATTTCAGGGAGAAGAAGCTATCTAATGAGTCTATTAAAGATTCGTTGATGGATAATATTAACTATTCGGCTATACTAATACAAGCCTTAGAAGAAGAAAGTAGAGACAATGGAAAAACTGAAAGAGTTTCACCAGAAAGCGAACTTGGCTGTTAACGCACCATTTAGTAAAGAGCTCTTGGAATTTAGAATGAAATTAATTTATGAGGAAGTTCAAGAGTTAGCAGATGCAGCTCTCCGATTAGAAGGAGACTTAGATCAAGGGGAACAATATGTAATGCTTCAAGATTTCTTACAAGAAATGTGTGATGTTGTGTATGTTATAAAAGGCACAGCCTTGTCTTTCGGCATGGACTTTGATAAAGCTTTTGACTTGGTACACCAAGCTAACATGAGTAAGTTTCCTGTTACCAAAACTAAAGAAGGAAAAGTTAAGAAGGGTAAAAACTATCAACCACCTGTACTAGAGGAGTGCGTATGATACCTTCAGTTAGAGCTCAAGTAATAACCAGACGTACTTATAGTAGACCTATTGAGGGTGAACATGAAGTTTATGAAACTTGGAATCAAGTTGTAGACAGAGTAATAAGCCACCAGAAATGGTTGTGGGCTAGGGCTGCTGGCGAGGAACTAGAAACGGAAACAGAGCTTAATGAGCTACGTCAATTACTTTTAGATCGTAAGGTTATGTTATCTGGTAGAACTCTTTGGCTTGGTGGAACTGAGATAGCCAAGAGGAGAGAGGCCAGCCAGTTCAACTGTGCTCATTTAAAAGTGGAGACTATACATGATATTGTTGACTCTTTGTGGCTCTTGTTACAAGGGTGTGGAGTCGGGTTTACTCCTGTCGTTGGAACCCTCTCAGGATTTACAAAACCCATTGAAGAAATTGAAATCGTTAGGAGTAAGCGTACAAAGAAAGGAGGACATGAAGGAAACAAGGAAAGCTTTGATAGCGACACAGGCACTTGGACCATTACCGTTGGAGACTCTGCTGAAGCATGGGCAAAAAGTATCGGCAAGCTTTTGGCTTTTAAAGGGAAAGCTTCAAGGTTCGTTCTCGATCTCACCCAACTTAGACCAGCAGGACAGAGGCTCAGTGGATACGGATGGATCAGCTCAGGAGATGCGCCCCTCTCCAAAGCATACACAGCTATCGTTCAAATTCTAAACAAGAAAGCTGGACAGCTTTTATCTAAGATTGATATTCTAGATGTAATGAACTGGCTTGGAACTGTATTGAGTAGTAGAAGATCTGCTGAAATAGCCTTGGTATACCATGACACTCCTGAGTGGAAGCAGTTTGCTAGAGCTAAGAATGATTTATCTAAGACTCCGCACCGGAGTCAGTCTAATAACTCGGTAGTATTTTGGAGCAAGCCTGAGCAGGAAGATCTGGAAGAAGTGTTTAAAATTATTACGGAATCTGGAGGTTCCGAACCTGGAATTATCAATGGAGAAGAAGCTAGAAAGAGAGCTCCTTGGTTTACAGGTGTTAATCCCTGTGCTGAGATCCTTTTAGGTAATAAAAGTTTTTGTAATCTATCTGAAGTAGATCTTTCTAAATTCAAGAATGATTCAGGGGGTTTGGAAAGAGCTGTTTATTTAACTAGCAGGGCTAACTATAGACAAACCTTAGTTAACTTGGATGATGGGATTTTACAAAGGACTTGGCATGAAAACAATGAGTATCTAAGACTGTGCGGAGTAGGGTTGACAGGCATAGCTACAAGAGAAGACCTCAATGAATATGATTTTAAACGCTTAAAAAATGTTGCTGTTCATGGTGCATACTCTATTGCTGACGAGCTCGGTACACAACGTCCTAAAAATGTTACCACTGTAAAGCCGAGTGGAACATTGAGTAAGATAATGGATACCACTGAAGGCTGCCACAAACCAGCAGGACGTTATATATTTAATCATGTTAATTTTTCAGTGAACGATCCTATGCTTCCTAGATTGAGGGAAGCAGGCTATCAAGTTGTTACTAATCCTGTAGATGAACATAATGTTATTGTTACTTTTCCAGTTAAATGGGAAAATATAAGATTTGAAAAAGACGGAGATAAATATGTTAATCACGAGAAGGCTATTAAACAGCTTCAAAGATACAGATGTCTTATGGACTCTTACGTTGAACAGAACTGCTCGATTACTGTTACTTATAAGGCTGATGAAATACCGTCTATTATTGATTGGCTCCTCAATAATTGGAGCTCTTATGTTGGTGTTAGCTTTCTTCCCATTTGTGATACTCAAGAGGTCTATGCCTACTTACCTCAACAAGTGGTAACTAAGGAAGAATATGATGAATATATTTCACAGTTAAATCCGGTTGATCTAGATGAAGTAATGGGGCTCCATGAAATCGAGGATGACGAATGTTTACAAGGAGTTTGTCCAGTTAAATAATGAGTCCTTCTATAAAAGGACTTTTTTCAACCCTTTAGGAACAGTTTTATGAAAAAACATAATAAATTTGGTTTAATAATTACAGATGAGTTGTTGAAATTGCTAGGTGAAATGTTTCCTGATAAGCTTCCTCATGATCTTGTATCTGATAAAGAGATGAGTAGACTCATAGGACAGCAGGATGTAATTTGGTGGCTCAAGGATAAACAAGAAGAATTAATTCAGGAGAATTTAGAGCGAGAAGCTCAAGTTACTATTAAAACTTAAAGGAGACTAGGAATGTGCTAGAGCTATTGAATATCTTAATGTGTATAGGAGGAGGAAGACCAGCAGCTCCACCGCCACCCCCACCTCCACCCCCACCGCCACCACCGCCTCCGAGCCCTCCAGCTCCGATAGCACAGGTGACTACAGGACCAGCTAGGACAACAAAAGATGTTCAGGCAAAGCAAACAGCTAAGGGTAAAACCAAAGTTGCTAGGAGAGCTACAGGTAAACGAAGATTCCGAGTTCCTTTAGGTGGTGGACCTACTGGACTTAACATTGGATAATAATATGATTACATACGCTATTGTTTTTGTTTCTGTTTCCGTTGCCGTTTCACTATTTAGTATGCTACTAGGTCAGTAAGCGATGTGTGATCCAGTAACTGTAGGAATGACTGTAGCTGCATCTTCTGGAACCGCTGCTGGACTAGCTGCGGGTGCAGCCGTTGGTGCAGCTTGGGGTGTGGGTGTTAATGCAGTTACTAATATAGCTACCGGTCAAGGAGCTTTTGATAATTGGGGACGAGCTGCTGCGTTTGGAGCTCTTAGTGGTGGAATTGGAACCTATGCAACACCATACGCTCAGATTGCAGCTTCAGGTGCGCCATCATTTATGGGGTCAGTAGCTCAGTTTGCTGCTGCTAGTGCAAGTCCTCTGTCAATCGGTTTAAGTGCTGCTGCTGGTAGTTTAATGAGCATACCTCAACAGGATTACTCTCAATATTATCAACAAACTGCTTTTGATCCTATAGCTTACAACACTCAACAATCAGTAGTTACAGGATCAGGTGGAAGACAAGCCAGTGCTCTATTGGCTGAAGAAATTAAACGTACGAAGAAACGCAGGGCAGCCCAAGCAGACGTAGGTGACATAGATCTTGCGACTTCACTTTCTAATACAGGATTACAAATAGCATAATATGGTAGAATCTATATCTAAAAAGTATTCAAGCTTAAGTCAACGTAGACAGTGGTTTCTTACTAGGGCTTGGGATGGAGCAGAGATTACTATACCCTTTATACTCCCTAGAAATTCTACTCTCGATCAGGATTTACCAACTCCGTTCCAAGGAATCGGAGCAAGAGGAGTAAACAACCTAGCTGCCAAACTCCTGTTAACTTTGTTTCCTCCTAATTCTCCTTTCTTTAAATTTCAGATAGATGATTTTACTTTAGAAGAACTACAAGCACAAAGGGCTCCGGTAGAAGAAGGCTTAAATGCTATGGAGAGAGCCGTCATGGATGAAGTAGAAGCAAAGGCCATGCGCGTTCCACTGAATGAATGTTTACGGCACTTGATTATCACTGGTAATGCTTTGATTCATGTTGACAAAAATAACAAGATTAGAGTCTTTCATCTGGATCAATATGTAGTAAGACGAGATCCTCAAGGTGATATGCTTGAGGTGATTGTTCAAGAGAAAATGAGCAGGGAGTTATACAAAGATATTTTTGGTAGTGCTCCTCCTAATGAAACAGGTCATGCTGCTGATTCTGTTGAAAAAGATTTAGACCTTTATACTGTAGTCAAACGAAGTAATAACAAGATCAAAGTATTCCAGGAAGTGCATGGTAAAAAGATTCCTAATACAGATTCTGTTTATCCGCTTGATAAAAACCCTTGGCTCCCCTTGAGGTTTTCTTCTATTGATGGAGAAGACTATGGGAGAGGATTTGTAGAAGAATACTTAGGTGACTTAAGATCTCTGGAAGGATTAGCCAAGGCTATCTTGGAAGGCTCTGCTGCTGCTGCTAGAGCTGTGTTCTTGGTTAGACCTAATGGAACTACCAAGTTAAAAACGATTTCACAAGCTCCAAATCTAGCGGTTCGACAAGGTAGTGCGGATGATGTGACCGTACTTCAGATGCAGAAGTTTAATGATTTCAGGGTAGCTCAGGAAACTATCAATCAAATTGAACGAAGGCTGGCAGCAGCTTTCATGTTAAACCAAAGCGTTCAACGTGATGCAGAACGAGTTACAGCAGAAGAAATCAGGTTCTTAGCTAATGAACTTGAGACTTCTCTAGGTGGTATCTATAGTCTTCTCTCACATGAACTTCAGTTACCTTTGATTAAACGTATTATTTCTGTATTGGAAAGAGAAAAGAAATTACCAAAGCTTCCTGAGGGAGCTGTAGAACCTGTAATCATCACAGGGTTTGAAGCTTTAGGTAGAGGGAATGATGCTAACAAGCTTGCTACATTCTTACAGACAGCAGCTCAGATACTAGGACCTGAATCAGTGCTCACTTACACTAATGCCAGCGATGCTTTAAAACGCTTAGGTGTTGGTTTTGGAATAGATATGAAGGGATTAATAAAACCTGAGGAACAAGTGCAACAAGAACGTCAGGCTGCTCAACAACAACAAGCGATGGCACAGGCTGGTGTAGCTGCCACACCTAATGCTGTTAACCAAGCAGGCGAGATGATAAGGGAGCGACAAGCAAATGCCGAAAACCAATAAAAAATCTGAATCTAGTATTACTTCTAAGACACAATTAAAAGATGTCGATAATACAATGGTTATCATGGAACAGAAAGCTAATGTCCAAGCAGGAAAAGGTGGAGGTTTACCATCAACGTATACCAAGATCAAACTTCCAAATGGAACAATAAAAGAAACCTATGGAGAGCGTTATGGCAGACCAACTGATAATTGAAAATGACGCTCCTCAGAGTGTGGCACAACATGAAGCTGATATGGCATCTAAAGCTGTTATGGCTGAGAACACGATTGACA